GCATGGCGGATTTCGGGAAGACATGGGAAGAAAACACGTTGCCCGGCCTGACATCGCAGGCAATTCGCAAGGCGATTCAGGAACATGCCGCAGCGTCCTATGCAGCACTGGAGGCCGTCAGCAGGCACAGCACGCCAGACACGCTGCGAGGCCACGTGGAGGCCGCTGTGGCTACATGGACTCAGAGAAAAGCGGATCTGCTGGCCAGAGTCCTGCGAGCAGTTACAAACGCACCGGCAAAATACGACGGTATCGACTTTTCCCCGCCTCAGGCCGTCAGAAACGAGGCACAGCGTGGGCTCGACTGGCGCAGAGAGTATGGCCGTGGCGGCACCGAGGTTGGTATTGCCAGGGCCAGAGACCTGAGCAACGGCGAGAACATCAGCCCGGAGGTTATCATTGATATGACTGCCTGGTTTGCCCGTCACGAGGTGGACAAACAAGGCGAAGGCTACCGCGAAGGCGAAGATGGCTACCCATCAAATGGCCGGATTGCGTGGGCTCTTTGGGGTGGAGATCCGGGGCGTGCATGGGCTGGCAAAGTGCGTCGTCAAATGGAATCCCGTGATGAAAAGAAAAAGGATTGAAAATGAAGCGAAAAATTGACCTTTTCACGCCAAAAAGCATCAAAAACGCAGCAAAAAACGACGATTTTCGCGTTTTTTGGGCTGAATCTGACGCTGGAATTGAGGTTTTGCTGTTCGGGACAGTCGGTGACGACTACACCGAGACCGACGCAGGCTCAATCCAGCGAATTCTATCAGCCAACCGCAACAAGCCTGTGACCATGCGGGTAAACTCGTTCGGCGGGCTAGCATTCGATGGGCTCGCCATCTACAACGCACTGGCAGACCATCCGGCACCGACCCGCGGCATTATTGAGTCAGTGGCAGCCTCGGCGGCATCTCTGGCGGTGCTTGGGGCGGATCGGGTGTTGATGCAGGCCAACGCAATTTTCCACATCCACGAGGGCCTGGCGGCAGGCGTCGGGCACATTGCCGACCTGCGCGAAACCATCGACTGGCTGGAGAAATTCAACGCCGCGGCAGTCGCCACTTATGCAGCAAAGACCGGCAAGTCAGAGAAAGAGTTGGCCGCGGCGTTGCTCGGGGCAAATGGCGACGGCACGAAATACACGGCTGCCGAAGCCCTGCAGATGGGATTCATTGACGAAATTTTGCAGGCCCGCAAAACCAGCAAAAACACGTCGAAAAACCGCGCTGCCGAACTGGCCGCACGGGCAAAAATTTGCGCCATGCGATAAACCCGGTTGACAATCTGCCACGCGGTTGCTCAAAATGCCGCCGTCACATGTCGCCCTGAATTGAGGCGACCACTGATCGGGCTGAGTCTGCAGAAAACTGCAAGGCGTCACCACTCGCGATTCCTCCCCCAATGGATCGCCAGCGGCTGACGCCTTTTGCGTTTCGCTGGCTCAGGAGCAACAAATGAAACCCGAAGAACTGCGAGCCAATAAGGCCGCGAAACTGCAGGCAGCAGAGCAGATTCTTGCCGCCGCCACCGACGAAAGCCCGATTTCCGCCGAACAGCAGACGCAGGCTGAAGCCTACATTCAGGAGGCCGAAGAGCTGCAGAGAACTCTTGATGCCCTGCAGGCCCGCCAGCAGGCTGCTGGAGACCTCCGCAACCGCCTGAACGCCGTCCGCAACGCTCCGGACAATCACACGACCCGGGCCATTGCCAATAACCTCGGACTGGCGCACGGCATCCACGCTGGCCACGACGTGGCGAAGCAGTGGAGCCTGCCCGTCAACATCCGCCGCCAGCCGCTGAAGAACTTCGCCGCCAATCATGAGATCCCCGCCGAAGTTCGCGCCTACCGATTCGGCATGTGGGCAATGGCGATGATTTCCGAGACCGGCAGCATCCCGTACCGCAACAGTGCGGCCGTGGCCTACTGCCGCGACAATGGGCTCTTTGCAGCCGCACACGGCGAGGGTGGAGCCGACACGACCGGCGCGCACGTGCTCGTTCCGGATGAATTCGGCACTGACCTGATTCTGCTTCGCGAACGCTACGGCGCCGCTCGCCAGGTATTGAATGTCGTTCCGATGAGCAGCGACACCAAAACCGAGCCTCGGCAACTGAGCGGGTTGACTGCGTATTTCACGGCAGAGAACGCGGCCATCACCGAAAGCACCATGAGTTTCGATAACGTAACGCTGGTGGCAAAGAAGCTCGCCGTTATCACTCGGATGAGCAACGAGCTGAACGCCGACAACGTCCTCGGGCTGGCGGATCGCCTGATTGGCGAAATCGCCTACGCATTCGCGTACAAGGAAGACGACTGCGCCTTCAACGGCACGGGCACCAGCACCTACGGCGGCATCACCGGCATTCGCACCCGCCTTGATGAGTTGACCGCGGGCACCGCTCCCGGCCTTACGCTTGGCAGCGGTAACGCATGGAGCGAACTGACGCTCACCGACTTCAACAAGGTGGTCGGGTCGCTTCCGGACTACGCAGACGTTCCCGGTGCCGCGTGGATCTGCCACAAGGTGTTCGAGCACAGCGTGATGCAGAAACTGGCCTACGCGGCTGGCGGTGTGCTCGCCTCCGAAGTCATCAACGGCATTCGCCGAAACACCTTCCTCGGCTACCCCGTCATTACCTCGGCAGTCTTCCCGAAGACCGAAGCAAACAGCCAGATCCCAGTCATCTTCGGCGGGTACAGCCTCGGGGCCATGTTCGGCGCCCGCGGCCAGGAAGCCATCGCATTCAGTACCGAAGCCACCGTGGGCGGTCAGTCCATGTGGGAACGCGACCAGATCGGCGTGCGTGGCACTGAGCGATTCGACATCGTGGTGCACGACTACGGCAGCAACAGCGAGGCTGGCCCAATTGTCGGTCTCGAAACCGCTGGCAGCTAAGCTGGCGGTGTGCGTGTTCTGATTCCTCAATTTCTGCTCTAAGGAGCTTTTCGATATGCTTCAGGAACGACTGATTAACGACACGCTGCTGGTTTCGCCGCGTGCCTTGACGAACAACGCAACCGTGACAGCCAACATGGACACGAAGGGCGGCAATTACGCCACCATTCGCGTTTGCATGGGCAGCGAGGTGAACACCAACGCTGTGGGGCCAACGCTGGTTCTCAGCGAGTCTGATGATACCGTGGTGAGCAACTTTGCGACGCTCGACACGGAAGCCGCTGTGGACCTGACCGATGCCCGTGAAGTGCTGTTCGGTGTTGACCTGCGAGGCCGCAAGCGCTACCTCCGAATCGCCTGCAGCACGGCAACCGCAACCAATGACCACATCACGGTCGCCGTTGTCGGCACGCTGAGTGATCTGGAAAACGCACCGAATGGCACGACAGGCGTTGCCAATCAGGTTGTGTTTATCTGATGAAATCGGCAAAGGGGCGGCGGCGCGAGTCGCCGCCCCGGAGCCAACTGGAGGCGAAGTGGCGAAGCTGAATTTAGGCTGCGGCAGTGTGAGGTTGCCCGGCTATGACAATCGAGACATTAAGGCGGGCCAGCCCTGCTATCCGCTGCCGGAGGAGACCGGCACGGTTGACGAGATCCGCGCAAGCCATGTTCTGGAACACCTGACATTCCGTGAGGCGACCGAAGCCCTGCGAGACTGGTTCCGGGCGCTGAAGCCTAACGGCATTCTTCGCGTTGCAGTGCCGGACGTTGAAAAGTGTCTGGCGGCAGATGATGGCAAGCGGCTTTTCTATCTGATGGGAGGCCAGACAGATGAGCACGACATTCATAAGAGTGCTTACGATGCCGATCGGCTGGATGGGCTGCTGGAGCACGTTGGATTTACGGAAATCAGTCCGTGGCAAAGCAGCGATGAAGACACCAGCAGCCACTTCGTCAGCCTCAATCGAATCTGCAAAAAACCGGCAACGGTACAGCAGCCAGCCCGGAAAACAGCAACGGTCAAAGTCGGCGCGTATTGCACACATCCGCGCTACGAGGCAGTTGCTGCACGTAACGTTATCGATGGGGCATTGAAACAACTGAAGATCGACCTGCACTGTTCCCAGGGTGTGTTCTGGGGCCAGTGTATGCAGCGGATGTTCAACGACGCCGTCAGTAAAAACCTCGACTGGATTCTTTCAATCGACAGTGACAGCCTGTTTACCGGCGAGCATGTTCGGCACCTGCTGGACGTGTTCGCGCAGACGCCGGAAGCGGATGCAATGGCAGCCCTGCAATGCAGGCGCGGCAGTAAGTATCCGCTGCTGACGACGGGCAACCATCAGACAGGCGACAGGCTGCAGATTGACGGCAAGCCATTTCGGGTGACGACGGCACACTTTGGGCTGACGCTGATTCGTGTGGAAAAACTCAAGCAAGTCCCGAAGCCGTGGTTCAAAGGCGAACCGGATGCAGACGGCGAGTGGGACGAAAACAAACTCGACGATGATATCTGGTTTTGGCACCAATGGCGGCAGGCTGGCATGAGCATTTACGTGGCGCCGTCCTGCTCAATCGGGCATCTTGAAGAAACCGTGGCCATGTTTGACGAACACCTGCAGCCGCAACATGTGTACGTCCATGAATGGCGGAAGAAAGTGGGGCTAAAATGACAATCAGTATGCTAAGGCCGTGGCGGTGCTACCCGATGGGCGCGGTGGCATCTCCGGGGCTGGGAGTCGAAACCGAACTGGTTCGACGCGGGTTTGCGAAATTCATCGAGGCAACAAAGCCAGAGGCACACGAAAGCGAGGATGAGCCATGCGAGCCAGCCCAACCTTCAAGACGACCTCGGGGCCGGCCACCGAACCAATCACGCTGGACGAACTGAAGCTGCGACTGCGGGTGACATCGTGCGACTTTGACGCCGAGCTGCTCGACATGCTCAAGGCAGCCCGTCAGCAGGTCGAAGCGGACACCTATCGCCGCCTGATTACGCAGACCGTGGTGATGTATCAGGAGGATTTCGCGAGCCTGCTGGGGCCAATTGAGATCCGGCTGGCGCCGCTACAATCCATCACGCACGTGAAGTATTACGACCGCGACGACGCACTGCAGACGTTTGCTGCGGCCGACTATTACACCAATCTGGACAGTACGCCGCCAGAAATCCGGCTGAAGGAGGCAACGCAGTGGCCAAACACGAGCCTGTATCGACCAAACAAAGTCGAGGTCACAATGGTTGCAGGCTACGGCGCCGCGTCTGCTGTCCCGCAGGCGGCTAAGCTGGCCATCGTGGAATACTGCCGGGCACAGTGGGGCGGCTGCGACCATAACACAGGAGCTTATCAGCGACTGGTGTCTTCGCTTCAGTGGACCAGTTACCACAAGGTGTGGGTATGAAGTGCAACGGCACGGCAGCACGATATGACCAGCGGATTACAGTGCAGCGACTGGCGGGCACGGCGGATGCGGCTGGACACATCGACCCAAACACGGCAGCCAATTGGGTGACGTATGCCACGGCATTTGCGTCCGTGAAGAGCCGTGGCGGGCGTGAATTCTGGCGCGTGCAGCAGGTGCAGTCCGACGTCGATTTCGTGTTTCGCTGTCCGTGGTCGCCTACGCTTGAGGCTGCGACGCCAGATATGCGATTGAGCGTAGACGGCAAAATCTACGAGATTCTGAGTGTGATAAACGTGGACTTAGCCAACGAGACAATCGAAATCCAGACGCGGAGGCGGACGACATGAAAGGTGCACCGCTGTCTGGATTAGGTGAATTCATCGTTGCAAAATGGGACATGCGACAACTGCAGAAAAATATTCGCACGTTGCAGGAGGCGCTGCCGAAAAAGATCGCGCGCAAGGCACTGGCAGAAGTCGGCAAATTTGGCGTGAAGAAAATCAAAGGCCAAGTGCCGGGGCGTTATCGAGGCGTCCGCAAAGCAATCAAGTGGCGACAAAAGAAACTGCGGTACAACAAGGGCCAGCCATCTATTAAAATTGGAGCTGGTGTTGGAAAAGCAAAAGTGCCCGGTGAAGCAACGACTCAAAAAAATAACCGCGAGGGCAGGGCGGGCGTGGGCTTTGGGCCACAGAATATTCACTGGTGGTTTTTGGGCACAAAAAAGCGATTTACTGGCAGCAAAAGAAAAAGGGCAGGACGACGCAAGAATTTATTTGGGCAGACCAAAACCAAATATATTCGTGTGAGCACCGGCAACCCGAAACGCAACCGCGGCCGCATGCCACCGCAGGAGCGGCCAATCCTTGTCATCCTGGCGTCTTCAAAGGGCGAAATCACAAGCATCGTCCGCCGCTACATCGCACAGGGCATCAAACAGGAGCTGCAATGATTACCGGGCTTGTCGCGAAAATTGTGAGCGACGCGACCATCAGCGCACTGATTGGTTCCCGGTGTTATGTCAACAAAGCACCGCAGACAGCAAAACTGCCGTATGTGATCGTCACGCAACTCGACAGCGAAGAGTATATCACGCTGGACGCAACCACCAGCAACCTCAGAAATATCACCGTTGACATCGACTGCAAGGGCCGGACCTTTGTTGAGTGCGAGAGCCTCACCAATGCCGTGAAGGCACTACTGAAAGACTACAGCGGAGCGGCTGGCAGTTATGTGATCGGGGCGAGTTTTTTCAACAGCGAGGCCCACGACTACGAGCCAGCAGCCGACGGCGGAGACGCTGGGATTTTTGTGATTACGCTCGATTTCGATTTTCAATTTAACCCGTAACAGGAGCCGCCAGACATGGCAAAACTCAAGGTAAAAGGCACGGTGATTGAGCAGGCCAGCGGAACTACCTACACCGCCATTGCTCAGGTGACATCATTTAACATCAGCGGCATCGAGACCGAGACCTATGACAGCCGCACACTGGACGGGACCGCGGGTGTTGAGTACGACCCGACTGGATACGTCGAAGGCGGTAGTGTTACGTTTGACGTGCTGTATGACCCGGCTCTTGCGGGGCACCAGAACGTCACTGACCTCGCCGTGGCTGCACACATGACGACGAACGGCCTGCC